CAATAACATTGACAATCTGGACGTTCTGCTGGTCATTTTTCTTCATATCGCGCGTTGGATCGGTGGTGACCACCCCGCCTTCGGCATAATGGGCTTTGTAAGATGCGGGTGCCGGGATCGGAATATTGAAGTTCAGGTCGCTGACGGGAATCAGACCCTTGTTTAACGCATCCAGAAACGCCACGCCGTATTTCTGAGCGGAGGATTTCCGAATCACAAACTCTCCGCCCATCGCCATGATCGGGACGTCGTCTTTCGTTCCGGATCCGCCCTCGATGCGACCACCCTCAGCCTTACCGGGTCCTGCGGCAGTCTGTGCGGCGATAACGCCGATTTGGGCACCAACGAACGCTGCGGCAATGCTGGCAAAAGCCGCACCAGTGACCATGGCGTATGGGCCGCCAACGGACGTGCCGGCATTAAACGCATTGATGACTGTTTGCGCCCCCTTGATCGCCGCCTCGGCAAGAGCCATGGCCTTCATGACGTAGAAGGCTTCCTTGGATTCTTTACCGCTTGCCTCGTAGAGCATTTGGGCTGTCTGGGTCATCATGCCGACCATGTCACTCGCAACCGTGAGGCGCTTTTGCATCTGTTGTTCCGCGTGGATAGCAATTGCACTTTCCGATTTCATTGTGAAGGACGCGTAATTTTCCTGGAGGGCCTTTAACTTTTCTCTTCCCAGTTCGCTGATATTCGCTTTATTGTCTTCGTGTTTTTGCAAATCTTCTTCGATTTGCTTCAGGTAATCAGTATTGGACTGATTATCACCCCTTGGTCTGAATGCAAGTTCACCTTCTAGGTCGGTATTCTTCTGGAAAAACGAGGATGTCTCTCCTGCTATAGCTGCCTTTTTTGCTTTGAGTGCCTCGTCATCCTGATTGTAGCCCATCGGAGCAAAAGGTGAAGTGCTGTATCCGAATTTGGCTCCAGCCCCAGAGTAAGACCGGATACCCAGTGTACGGACGCCCGTGGCTGCGTAAATATCCGCGCGCATTTTTGCAGCATTGGCTTTGAGATCGGTGATGGATTCCCTAAGTTTGGCCTTATCTTTTTCGATATTCAGTGGAGTGTCTGCGATTGTTTTTTCTGCTTCCGCCGATTTTTCGGCCAGTATCTTGAGGGCATCTTTTAGGCTCGATATCTCGACCCCGGTGTCAGGTAGTTTTTGGGAGATAATTTCGATGGCCTGATTAAGCGCGTGCAACCTGGTTTGCGGACTTGCTTCGCCATTGTCAATGACAGCCTGCAAATCTTTAAGCGTGGATAAGAGATTTCTTGCCTCAACAAGGTTGCCCCTCATTGCCTCGTGGCCGCCCTCATGCCGAAAACTTGCAGGACCCTGGTAATGCGCTGGGTTGTACATCCCAAGGCCATTGTCTATCGCGGACTGCATGCCGGGGGCGTATTTGTCGTAGGTTGCCTTATTCGGCATGTATTTGGGTACGATTTCAGCAAAACCCGCTTTAACCAGTTCTTGATCGACTGTTTTTCCTTTTGCATTGAATATTTCGCCAATGAGCCGGTCGTTAGTGTCAACACCGACGATTGTCACCTTGATGCTCCCGCCGACTCCGCCGAGAAGTTCGGTGGCCAGGGCCTTGGCATCATCACCAAACGGTTGACTCGGCCTTGCCGGGTCATTGCCAAAAGCAGGTTTTGCGGTTTCCGGGGCATCGACGTAAGCCATACGGACACGCTGCACCTTGCCATCCGGAAGCATAATATCAATGGTGTCGGCGTCAAGGATCTTGTGCACTTTCGCATCAACCGTAGTCGTTTTCTGCTTCTGCTTGTGATATCTAATCGGGGCATCAGGGACCTTCGGTGTCGTCAACTCATCTTCCCGTGTCTCGACGTGAGTCCTGCCCACAGCAATCGCAGTTTCGATAGCCTTGGCGCTGATCTTTCCGACCGAATCTATGCTTGCCTTCAAGACTTCATCGTAATATTCGGCAATTTGCTTGCCACCGCGCTTATAGATGCCAGTCAATGCATCAATAATGTTCTTGGTGCCGCCTTCGGTGACAGTTTTCAGATAATCCAACTGCGCCTTGGCTTCTTTGGCGATCAGTTCTTTGCGCTGTTGCGCGAATGCGGCGTTCTTGGCATTGATCGCGTTGCGGATTTTATCGAAGTCTTTGGCAGCGTAAGCATCACGGTAATCCTGGGAACCGTAATACTCCTTTATGGCGGCCTGCCGCTCCAGCTCAAGTTTATTGAAGGCGTTCCCCTGCGCTTTGGCCCAGTCTTTTAGGATATTCGCCGTCGCGGTATTGGCCCGAGCTTCGAGCTTATCCATGTTGTGCTGGGCTTGCTGATAGAGGGCGTCTATTCTGGACTTCGTCATCTTGTCGGAGATGCCGCCACCCTGGGCCTCAACCTGGAACGCCAATGCGTCAAGTTCCGCCTGGAGTGACTTGGCTATTGCCTGTGGCGATCGGTCTATAGAAGCCTTCCAGATATCTCCTGTCTTGGATGTGAACGAGATCCGTTCTTCCAGTGCCTTGTTGTAATATTGCTCCTTCTCACCGCGGCCCATCAGTCTGCGCCAGACGAAATCATCCGACTTGAAATACGGCTGATCAACTCCGATCATCCTCGGCCGCATGAAATGCTCTTTTTCGGTCAGCGCCTTTAATGCAGCCTGGTATCCGGGATCGTTGAGTTGACCGTAATAATATGCGGAATCCTGGAATTTCTTGATTTTGTAAGCTGACGAGGCGGCAGCGCCTTCACCGAGATTCGGAAAAGTGTACGCCATGGCGTCAGCCATTACATCATTGATTTTTTGCTGAAAATTAAACTTGACGGATTGCTCCGCGCCAAGGCCGTAAACATACCGTTCACCGAATAATGCCGGGTCAAGGCCCTTGATGCGGCCCGCCTTGCTTGCTTCGAATGCAGCGTTATGTTTATCTACGGTTGCATTGTATTTTCGTAGCGCTTCGTTGGTTATTTTTTGTGTTGCGGTTTGCTGGGCGAGCGCCCTTACGAATTCATCAACACCCGCGCTTGCCGAGCCGGATCTTGGGCCGAAGTCGAGGTCGAGGCCCAGTAATCGATTGAGGCGATCTTTTTGGTGGTCAAGCAGTGAAATCCCGCGTGACTGCATTTCCGCCTGCGCCATGTAATTATCTATGCTCGTATTTTGCTGCTTCAGGGATGTAATTGACTCTATCCATGACCTATCCGGAACCCCGAGGCCAATTAATGGCGTGATTTGCGGTATATTTTCAAATAAATGCCGCAAGTAAGGATTCACGGTATTGGAGTGAGAGTTATACCCGACCATTGACTGGAGTACCCCTGGTGCGTGCTGCCACATCCCTGCCGACGGGTCCGATAATGGTTTCTCTTGGTAAAGCCTGAAATCAAGTGCAAATTCAGCGGCGTTCCTTCCGATAATCTGCGTATGGCCGGATAGTGTCTTGAGGTCGAGGGTGATCATCCTCAGCCAATCTTCGAGCGGGAAACCGACGTTATTCCATTTCCCGAGAGTAAACTGATCTGTCCGATGATCCGGCGTAATCATTGGATTCTTGCGATCATCGTCATCCTTGAATCCGTCAAAGATCTTATACAGTTTATTCCAGAACGGAGCCTTTTCGGCGAGATTTGTGGTCCAGTATTTGCCTTGGCCCTTATCCCACGGATAGAACATATCGATGCGTTTCAGGTATTTCTGTTCGAACTTCGTGAAATACTCCTTGCCGTATCGGTAGAATGTATCCTGGGAATGCTCGATAGCTTCGTCGAGTGTTTTTACGTCCTTACGCAAGTCAGCAAATACAACAGACATTCGGCCGACCGACTCAGTCAGGTTGGAAAATTTGCCTGGTATATGCGTCAACCAATCCAAAACGCCCTTACCGGATCCCGTGCCAACCTCGTACATACCGGTCTGTTTGGTGAGACCGTTATCCACGAATTGTTGCCACAATGTTGCATTGGGTTTTCCGTCCTGGAAAAACATCTTTCCGGCCTTCCAGAAATCCTGAAGGCGAGCGCCCTCTGCAATAGCCATATTTGCAGTGCCCAGGGCATTGCGGATTTGGAAGTTCGGCAGCCAGGACAGAAGCATCTTGAAGCCGGCGTTGACTTTGTCGATGGATTTGCCGATCCACCCGGACTTTAGCTCACTCTCGAACGCATCATAAATAATATCCCGATACGCCTGCGGCTGCGTATTGGGCTGGATTTTCAGTGTCTCTTGGGGCGTGATTTTTAAATTGTGTGATGGTTTGGTCAGGAGATCAAGATGCGACTTGGCAGCCGAGAGCTGTGCCACCAAATCGTCGTATGTGGTTTTCGCATATTTTGCCGCTTCGTTGATTTGCTTTGCACCCAGCCCTTGCTGTAATCTCGGAAGCAGCTCATTGGCAAAGTTTTTGTAAGCCTGAGCTTGTGTGTTTTTGGCGATGATGTGTGTCCATTGCTCGACGCTTTGCATTACTTGGCGCTTGACTTCAGTAGGCAGGCTGAGTAGCGGAGCAGACGCGTCCTTGAGTGACATCCCGGAGCCGGACAACCATTTTTCGCTTATATTTAGCCCGCTTGAATCCTTAAACAACGTAGCGAGACTCTCGCGGTATAGCTTGCCTTGCTCTGTCGCAGCGTTAATCCATTTTGCCTTTGCGCCTTCAATGGATGCGGTCAGGTTCCCGATATCGCGTTTCACTGCGGCAATAGTTGACGATTTCATGGAGTCAACGGCCGCTCCTGCGTTCTTGGTAGCAGAAGACGCAGCATCAATTGCCTGCTGTCCGAATGCCTTGAGTTTGGAAAGATCGCGGGTAACGGTGGCTTCACGGAATAAATTCTTAAATTCTTTGACATCGGCGGCCGGCATCGTTTTTTCGATTTCGTAAAATATATTAAGGCGTTTACTGAGTCCCTCGATGCCCTTATTGATCGCCGGAGCCTTTGACGCGTACTCCTTGACGAGCCTGCCGGCGGCCCCCAACCCCGAGAGCATTGGTTTGATGCCAACCGACATGAAACTCCCGGCGTCGCCGCCGATATCCATACCGATGCCCAGGGCGGCCGTTTTCCAACCTTTCTTCATCCCGAGCTGGTCAATCAGGATATCTTCGCCGTATTTCCGGTCTTTGAGAAAATCTTTTCCTGTCCCGAGAGTAGCGATACTATCGCGCACCTGGCGGGCGTATGATTTAGCAAAGACCTCCATCCCTTTCGCGATGGAGGCCCCTTCTATTTGTGCTTGCGCTGCTTTGTAGGTAGGGTCGATGACTGAGATAATACTGAGCGGAGCACCGACAAACCGCTTGATGTTGCCAGCTCTCGGCAGCGTGTTGACTTGCTCGGCATACTCGCCGATCTGGTCCATCAAGTGTTTTTGTTTCTGGCGCTCGGATGCGATTGTTCTTGCGGCACGTTCGGCACGTTCCGCATCGTTGGTCGCCTTCCTCGCTATTTCGGCTTGCTCTTCAAGCCGGTCAGCCATGTTTTCGTATTTGTCGATCGCCACAGTTGAACCTCACGAGCGCATGTATTTGTCGAATTCGTTCTTGCTTGCGAAACGCCCTACTCGCGCCCCCACTGCAATGGTCTTTCCCAGTTGCTTGAAAAACTCGTTCTGTCGCTTTGCGTCTTCCTCGAGAGCTGTTACGAAGAAGCTGTATCCGTACTTCCAGACTCCTTGGTGTCCTCCTGCGAGTAAGCGGCAAACCGCAGCATCAAGTCGTTCAAGATGGTCTCCCTGAGTCCCTTGAGGAGCGGGTTTTCGCCCTCGAGCCGGAGGGCTAGGTCGAAAAAAATGGCGTTGACCTCTGCGAATGCGTCATAGATCATCTTCAGCTCGCTCGGCACAAGATCGTCTGCTTCTTCCAGTGCGATGCCATGAATACACTTGTCCCAGTGTGATTTAAGCAGCGCCTCATTGGAGAACATCGGGACGTCGGACGATCCCGGGTTCGCGCCAATCATGTCGCGCCACAGTTTCTTGATGTCCTTGACGGTCAGTTCGTAAACAGTAATATTTTTGCCGGCGATTTTGAGTTCTTTGAATTCTCTTGACATGAATCATCCTCCCTTGAATGATTTGAGTGAGAAGTCCGGGGGATTTTCATCCCCCGGATATGGTGAGGTTAAAAACAGCGACTATTCGTCTGTGGTCGTTGTCGTGGTTGTCGTCGCGTAAGCCGCCGTGAAGAACGGGCTGGTCGCGTGACCGGTTGTATCAGCCAGGCCCTTGCCGGTAAACGACAGGGACGTGTACTCGTCACTGATCAGCGAAAACGCGCCGTTCGGGGTCAGCTTGCATTTCCAGAACTCATAATTGACGTTCGGGCCAACCGGGTTGTCCGATCGGAATTTCAATGCATACTGCTGGTTGGCGTTCATGTTCGCATACAGTGTCCGGGTGCCGGACATTGATGCCTTCAGGAACATGCGCAAGTTTTCCACAGACACTTCGTCCAGGGTAAAGTTCACGGTGTACCCCGTCTGGATGACGGTTTCCTGATCGAGTTCTTTCAGGCCCGCGCGCGAATTGTAATGCTCGAGGGTCTGCTCGGTCAGCTCGTATTCAAACTTCGGGCAGTTGCCGACATCGACATAGGAACCGACGCTGCCGTTTGTCCATTTCGCGATGGACAACACGCCCTTACCGATCATGTAGTTATCGGTGCTGGGGGATACTTTAACATCAGACATTGGATTGCCTCCTTTTAGGTTCCGATTTCCAATTGGTAATATTGTTGGTCATAAACGGTGAACAGATCCGTGGTGATCAGGTAATCGCCGTCACTCTCGACGTTTAAAATCCCGCAACCCTTGATGAACGATTTGCCGTGCAGGGCTTCCACGCACTTGGTCATGATGGAAAAGATATTCGGCGTCGCCGTGTTGGTGAAGTCGTGCATATTGGAATCGCCGACATACACCGAAATATCGTGCCGGAATCTCAGGGACGGCCCCTTGTCTTCCACGCGCTTGCGATTCTTGGAGATGATGAGCGCAAACGGGGTGGTCAGGTTGACCATCGCGGGAAAGGTTTCTTCCTTGAGTTGGGTCTTTTTGCTGTATCGATCCAGTTCTCCATGATACGGCTTGACCAATTTCAATTCCGGGACGTTCACCCGGAGGTGGTCGCATAGGGCCGTGATGATCGCGCCTCGTTCAACGAGCAGGCTCATTAGAATTCCTCCATGAACGTGGACGTGAATTTTTGGACGCGCGTATCAATCGCATGCCCGCTGGCAGCTTCCTGTGTCACGCCGACCACTTCCTGTCCGAGGGTCAATTTCCCCTCGGCGATTCTCTCCAGGATTCGCTGGCAATCCTTGTAGGTTTCCCGCCAGACGGTTGAGTCGAAATATTTGCGAAGATGCAGGTTCCATATCGCCATCTTGCTCGACAGATTCGTCACCAACGGAGCGACGGTGACTTGCGGCACGGCATATCCTGCCAGCGACAGGTAGGCGTCGATTTCACGATCCGCCTGGTCGATGGCTTCGTCGATGTTGGTCTGGTCAACAACGGTTGCCCCGGACGTATCGTTGGACAGATTCACCAACATGGTCGCCGGCAGCAGCTTTTGAAGATCAGACAGGACGCAATATGCCATTTCGTTCTCCGTTAAATGGCGCCGGAGGACTCGTGCCCCCGGCGTCAGAGATTACTTCTTGCAGTTCGAGATGAGATACCCGGCGTCCTTGTTGACGATCAGGGTGTCATACATATCCGTGCAACGGACGTTGACGATCTTGCCGCCTTCCTCGGTGAAGATATCCACGTAGGGATACGGGGTCGCGGAGAATCCCGGTTTGATCGTGTAGCCGAAAGCCGGCTCATCGATGTCGGGGGTCTTCGTGTCGGGGATGTAGCAGAGGATCGCGTTGTCGGACCACAGGTCGTAGAACGCCTCGGAGGTGTTCAGGCCCATGGACAGGCCGATGATGACCCGTTTCAGGTCATGCATCTGGGCGATGAGGTCCGGGCGGACGACTTTGTCGTTCGTCAGCTTCATCTTGTCCGTATAAGCCGCATGGAACTTCAGGCACGCATATGTGTCTGCACCCATGATCAGCGTGTTGGGGTAAACGCCGATCTTGCCGCGAATCACTTCGCGCGCGTCTTCGATGGCGCCGACGGGATCCGAGCCGGTTTCCGACCAGCAGTCCGAGCCGGTCAGAGCCAGGACGTTCGAGTCGTTGTAACTCGCGGACGACTGCACCTGGTCGGCGACAACCTTCTCGAGCTCCAGCTTCAGGTTCCACTGGACTCTGCGGCGTTGACGGTCCTGCAAGTTGAAAAGCGCCTTCAACGCGGCGTCGCCAGGGAGGTTATTGAGTTCGTTCAGCTCGCGCTGATCCAGCGGAATAGCCAGATCGTGTTCTTCGCAGAAGAATGTGATCCAGGAATCCGGGGACATGCCGGCGCGGTTGCTGTGGGCGCCGCGGGCTCTCAGGGTCTCATAAACCTTGAAAGCGTCCTTCCCGAAAACGGGAATCTTGCCGCCCTTCGTCACGGACTTGACGACGGGGAACACTTCCTCGCCGATCAGCCCACTCGGTTTGTATCCGGACGCCAGTGTGGTCAAGGGAACGCTGACGCCTTCGGTGATTGTGTCAAAAAAAGTTGCCATTTTTTAAAATCCTCCTATGTCGTTAGCGTTATTATACGGTCGTGGTTGTCGTGGTCGTCGATGTGGTTGTCGTGGTTGTCGTGGTTGTCGTAGTCGCCGCCTCACTGATCATCGCGCCATTCACCAGTTTCACCTCAACGAGCTGACCCACAAGGGGCTGATCCCGCATGACGATGCCGTTGATGTAGTGACCAGACGTTGCACGAACCGCCTTACCCAGCGCGTTGCTGGTGATCTGCTCGCCTTCGGTTACGGCTTCGCCCGCTTCCACGAGCGCCGTGCCGCCGATGGTGATCTCGAAAGATTTACCAGTGTCCTGGTCCGATTCACCGGACACGCCCTTGGCCAGCGCGCCGATACTGGAAACAACCGCATCCGTGTAATCGATGAAGCGCCGCTTAGTGATCGCACCATTGGCGACGCCGGTTGTTTTGATTCCGGGTTTTTCAGTGTGAAGTCCCATTTTAGATCCTCCTTGTACGGATGGGGTGTGTGGTTAGGCTTTCATGAACCGTTCGGCCGCAACTTCGTAATCGACGTTGTTCGCCTTCGCGTATTCCCTGATCTGCTGGTCGATATCGACCGATGTGGCATCAACCCGGCCGGCAATTTCGGCAAATTCAACCGGAACAGCTTTCGGATCGAGCTTCTGCTGCGCTGCTTTGTCCGGATCGGCAAACACTCTGCCCTGCGACACCAAAATGGGTCGGGCGGTCAGGCGTGTTTTCAGTTTCTCGGACGGTCTTGCGTCGCCCTCCGCGAAGGTCATAGATTCCTCAGCACGAAGCAGATCGGCATATTCTTCGACGATGCCGTCTTTTTCCGCTGCGAGGACTTTTCCTTCCCGGACGAGGGCTTCACAGAATTCCGCGAACGCGGTTTGTGCCACCTCGGCAGCGGATTTCTTCGATGCGTCAGCGGCCGCCTGCGCCTGTGCCGATGCGGCGTCTGTCAGTACCTTCACGCCGCTCTGAAGCTCGGCAAAGAGGGCGGACTGAGCAGCCAGGGCATCTTCCAGGGCCTTGATCTTGGCTTTCAATTCATCCATCTGTTTTTCCTCCTCCTGTTGGTTTTCTGAGAAATTATTAGCGCCCCCTGACAATCCATCAGATGGTTTAACGATGAGGTTTTCCGGGGCGGCTCGCTGCAAACCAGCAATGTCATCTTTGTCCAGGACTCTGTCGGCAACCTCGAGTCCGAATTTCTCGATAAAGAAATCGCGAATGCCTGATAGAACGCGCGCAACGGTCGGCATGCGCGTCTCATCCGTCGCCCAGATGTATTCTTCGAATTCCACCCCCTCCGCGAACTGCACGGGAGTCAGGCCCTTGATGGCGGGCGGCGTAGCACCCAGTAGGCCGATGTGACGCAGCAAGCCATCGGGATAGAGCGCGATGCTGACTTTCTTGTAAGCGCCCATCTTGACGGCATTGACGACATCGTCACTGACTTGGTCAACATAGGCGAGCAGTTTGCCACCGGCCGCCTTGAGTTCCTTGGCCCATCCGTAGGCCGGGGCATCTGTTGCGGGATGGCCAAGCACAAGCGGGGCATCATGACTTTCCTGTGTGTTGTAGCGGGTCGCGATATTGTCGAGATCGGCATCGGTGTAGGTCTTGGTTATGCCGTTGCCGGATGTGTGGGTCCCTGTTTTGAATACTTCGAGCCATGCTCCTGTCATGATTTTCCTCCTTTGGTTTTGTCGGACTCTTTCTTGACGTTCACGAGGGGCTTGTCTTTTTCGTTTTCTTTTTCGAATCCGGATGCCTGGAGCTTGGACGGATCGATAATTTCCTCGATGTCGTCTTCTTCGAGGTGGTAAACCCGCGTGAAATACGTCTTGGAGAAACGAACGCCCGCGCGTGACAACGCTTCGTCGCGTGTTGCACGGTCGATTTCTACTTCGTTGGCGTGGTAAGGAATCAAGTTTGGCCGCGGCGTATCCATGTACCCGTTTCGCATCATGATCAGATTGATAATGTCGCTCCATATTGCGCTGACCATCGCAATGTCCCGTTTCTGGATATCGCTGCGGACCGTTAACGCGCTCTTGGTGGCCGCATAAGACGACTTGTCGCCGGAGTCCGTGGAGAGTGTGTGCCCCAGAATCGTCTTCGACATCTGGGAGTCCATGAAGTCGCAGAGAATCTTGAATCCGTCGTTGTTCGACTGCTGGTTCTTGGATTCCAGTAATTCAACTGTTCGGTTGCCACAGACGGCGATGACCGCGTCTTGAACGAGCGTCTTCAGGTCTCCGACGAAGTCGGTTAATGTGGTCGCATCCGCATTACCTTCGATCTTGCCCACGACCCACGGCGTGCCGAAGCGCTCCATGAAGTTCAGCCAGAATTCGAGGTTGGCCCGCTTGAATACAATCGGCCAGAAGCATCGCTGCGCGACGCCGCGCCCGTAGGGGTTGTCGTAGGACGGTTTGATTCTCGGGCAGATCAGTGTCCATGGATCGGGCGGCGCCTCGCCTTCTATTGGGTGAGCCTGTGACACAAAGCGCAGCTCCGGGACGCCCTTTTCGCCGATGAACCAGTCGAACCATTCCGGCGGTTTCGGCGTGATCTGGACCGGCAGCCACAGACCGTGCAGGTAATCCCAGGTCAGCTCGGCAGGTTGAAAGCCCCAGTAAATGACATCGAGGAGATTCGAGGTCAGTTCATCGCGGGAGAGATCTTCGATGCACATCTTTCTCTCCATGACGCTGAAGAACCACTTCTCGAGAATCTTGTGGATTCTGGGCGGGCATTCGCCACGTTCCAGTCGCCAGTCATAGGACAGTGTCGCGCTCTCCCGACTTTCGAGGGCAGCGGTCAGGTGAGCATCCGACAGGAGCTCGCGATAAAGAACAAGGGACTGCCCGCGTTTTTTGAGGACGCGGTCAGGATTCGGTAACCGCTGATTGATAATGTTCCACGCGGAGAACGCGCTCGTAAACGTATAGCGCTGCTTACGATACGCGCTGATCTGAGCTTGTGCGCTCTGGCCCTGGCGGGTTTTTCTGGCGGGTGCTTCGGGCGCGACTTTCGCCGCGCCCTTTGCTTTGCCACCGAACTGACTTTTCTTCATAAAGTCGAGCTTCCGTAAGAGAGTGAGAAGACTTCCAGCATGATTACGAGCATCAACAATTGTTCAGTGTTCTATAGTCCAGTGCTTTCGGTGATGTTATTTTTTGTCAAATTTTATTTACTATCAAGAGTGTTTATTTTTTAAGTACTTGAAGATACAGCGATTCTTGTCCCGAACCATGACGACGCAATCAGTTCACAAGTGTACCGCACGCCGTCCACCGACGCTTTTGCAGCGGGATCCGGGCTCCAACCATGGCATGATGCGACAAACATGCCGGCCAGGATAACCAATGACGCAATGACGCCAAACGGCCGGATCGCCGCGCGCAGGTTCACGACCCACGTTGACGGTGTGCCGCTGACGTCCCGGTTAAAGAACTCAATCTGGGCCTTGAGGTACCCGGTGACGGCCGCGAGGTACCCGGGCAGCACTTCCGGTTTGGATGTCGCAAGGCTCGACATCGTTGCTTCCGGTGTGTCCGCGCTTTGCGGGATAAACTTCTTCTTGATAAAGTCGATGGCGGGCGGCAATATCATGCCGGCCAGTGCGATAATCGCGTCGATTCCCATAATTGCCCCTCCTAGGCACCGAGAACGCCCTTGTCCAGCGATCCGGCATATTCGAAATGTGGATAGTCTTTGATGCTGTTAAAGTCTCCGCCCCATCTCAGGCCGAGATTTTTACCGATCTTTCCCGCCGCCTTGTAGGCGATGATCTTCCAGTTGATTTTTCCATCATGATCCAGTATGGCGATATCGAACGCCTCACGATCCGTGTGGCGGGAATGCCTTGCTTTCGTAACGATCTTGTTTTCCGACGGCGTGATGCCGTGAAGCCCGGCTTTGAGTCTCAGGCGGTTGACTTCTTCGATGCCCAGGCGACCCTGCGCATAGAGCGCATCCTGCTCGAGCTGTGAGCGATAAGTGCAGGTCAGGATATACCTCAATCCCGCGGCGCGCATGTCCTGCTCGAACATCGCGTAGAGCGCCTGCATCTCAATAGTAAGGTCTTCGGGATTCTTGCTCGGCATTACTGAACTCCACAGTGGCCAGACAGCCTGCTTTCGTTTCGCGCCTCGCACATGGCGATCTGCGTATTGACTATTCCCTCCAGGTGGGCGATGGCCAGCTCGTTCTTGGTGGTTCGTCCATTCGCGGTCGCGACATGGTCCGATAGTTTATTAAGGCTCTTTATAATTCCGTCCGCTTTTTCCTTGTACTCCTCGCGGTTTCGCTCGATGATTTCCTTCAGATCGTCGCAGGTTTTTTGGTTCTGCTTGATCATTTCCTCCCGATTTTCCTTGGCGGTTCTTTCAACACCGCTCATCCACTTCCTTCCGAAAAACAATACCGCCGCCGCAAGTCCGGCGTTGATGGCCATATATCCGAAATCGGTGAGGGCTCTCTCCATACGCGATTCTCCTGTTGACAGATTGTAGTGGGTGTGGTTATGATTAATGGATTTCGAAGGGCAAAAATCCTGTCAAGTTTTATTTGCTATCAAGAGTGTATTTTTTACAGGAAGGGTAGGCGAGGGGCACGCAGGGCAAGATTCGCGCCAGCGGATTAAAAAACCCCAAAGTGGAGGGAAAAAGAAAAATTTCAGAAAAAACGCCAAAAAAGCGGGTACTATTTACCCGCTCATTATTCGCAAAAACGCCCCACCAATAAAATCAAACACTTAACCCATTTTCATGTTGACATAAAATGCCCTATCAGACATAGACGCTTGTTTTCGTTATTTCTTGGGTGAAAAGTGGGAAAATCTGAAAATTTCCAAACTGCAAATTAATGGCTTTTACTTGCAGAAAGTGACGAAAAATGGCACTTTCTGCAAGTAAAACATCCGCGAATTACATCAAATCCCTGAACCCTTCGATCAGCTTCGAGGTCCGGCGTTTCTCGCTGGACATCACCCGCCCGCTCATCGCCATGGTCATGATGTACGCCAACGCCTGCGACATACTGTCGATCTCGTCCTTGAAAAATGCGTTCGGGAACGTCGCCGCGTTGTCAACGAACTCTCCGACCCATAAGTTTTCTTGCAGCGTCGGATCAGGCAGCCAGCATCGCCCGCTCTCCTGCATCGGACTGACCGCCTGCGCCCGAATGACTTTATCCATGGTCGCCGGGACCGGCAGGACAGGCAGGATCGTCTCCTGCTGCAACGCCTGACACAATGCCTGCCCAGAGTCCCTGTCTTCAATTAAGATGACGTTCGGGCGATACTTCAAATACTGGACTTCCACTTGTCGCCGGAGCTGCGGGTACTCGACCTTGTCGCGCCACTGATCCAAGAGCACGGCGCCAAGCTCGCTGACGCCCCATGTCTGGCAGACCGAGTACGCCGAATCCCAGTTCTTCTTCGACGCCGTGTCCCAGGACTGCAAAATAAAATTACACTTCGGCCTGACGGTATAATATTTCCACTTCGACCGGATGAAGATCGAGCCCTCCATCGGCGCCGGACGCTGCTGGAACAATGCATTCCACATCATCGGCGTCATGTTGGACCGTATCCGGTTCAGCGCGGCAGTGTCGTACCTCTGTGGACAAAGGGCCTCGCCGGCGGCTCGGCCGAGCACATCTTCTTCGCCATTCCAGTCTTCAGCTATCGCCGGGATCCGGATGCTGAACCATCCGTCCGTGGTTTTTTCTCTCAGGAGATATCCGATGAGGTCGTTCTCGTTCCACCGCGTGTGGAGGATGACCACTGTGCCTCCCGGCTCAAGGCGCGTATAAAATGTCGAGTCGAACCACTCGTGGATCATTTTGAGCGTCGTCTCGGAATTCGCCTCCTGCCAGTTCTTGTGGGGGTCATCGATGATCCCCAGATCCGCGCCCTTGCCCGTGATCGGGCCTCCGACGCCCGCTGTGACCATACCGCCCCCTGCCGTGGTGGCCCAGTTGTTCGACGCCGTGGCGTCCTCGGCTAAATACAATCCCACCCGCGCGCCTTTTTCTTTGACGATGTTCCTTGCGCGCCGCCCCCAGGTCGCGGCGAAATTCGCTTCGTAGGTGGACAAAAGCACGCGCTTATGTGGCCAGTTAGCCAGGAACCAGACCGGCAACCATTGGGAAATAAAGAATGATTTTCCGTGGCGCGGAGGGACAGAGATGAGGACACGCCCGCCGCCTCGCGCAATGACCGTGGCCATGATATTCGAGATCATCACTAAATAAGGATACGGTTTCCACAGACCGTCAGACATGACCGACGCAAACGTGTGCGGCAGGTACTTCCAGGTGTCTCCGGGCAGGATCTCAAGGAACCTGTCATAGCCCATCGATATCGTATCGACGTCCGGCCTCGAGTTCACCGGGCACTTGACCTTCTTCACCCCCTTGCACTTCGCTTTCTTCTTCGCCGTGTCGTAGCTCTGCTCCGTCCGGTTCTTGATTTTCGTCTCCACGATCTCCTCGGTCAGCGCCTTCTCCGCCAATTGTTTCTGTTTCTTCAGGGAGCGCGCCTGCAACGCTTCCATGACCTGCTGCTCCGTTGCCATCCGTAACCTCCAATAATCTGCGTGTAATTTTCTGCATGCGTTCTTCAAACTCGAGCCGCTGCTTGTCCGTACCGACCAGCGAGATCTGGCGGTCGAACAGCGACTCAGCCAGGTGCTCGATCGCTCGGCGCTTGACCGGGTCGGACAATAAAATATTGATCTGGGTTTGCGAGATCTTCGCCGGCCCTTCTTCCTCGCTGTCGGTTTTTTCCAGGTCGCGCAAAATCTCAAAGAGCCGGTCCAGCGCGGTTTGTTTGTTGTGCAGCTTTATCTTTACGATCTTTCCGGCTTTTGTTGTCGTCTCTGTGATTTCCGCGATCCCGGCTTTCTGCATCCGGGTTAGATCTTTCGAAGACTTGAGAAACGTCACACCATCGTTGTTCCAGTCCACAAAGTCAGACATGTTCGTAAACGCCATCGCGCGATATTCCTCAATGATATCATCCACCGAGAGGCCGAGCCGCGAGGCCACAGACTCTCTAAGCAGCAGCAAATACTGCTGCACGGCCTGCGACTTCATGATATTATTGAAGTTTCGCTCAACGAGCTGCGCCTGGCTGCCGCCGGATTTCTGTGGCGTCCAGTACCCGCCGTCTTTCAACGCGACCAACTTGTTGAAATGCTTAACATAAGACTCGCAGAACTTCTTTTGCTTGTCCGTGAGCTTCGATAAAACCATCCGTTCCCTGCGCAGCAGATCCAATTGGTCGATGTTCAGCCCCTTTTTCACGTCCATCATTCCTCCGCGTTATTATTTGCTTTTTTCTTATTTTTTGTTGTTTTAGTGTTTGTTGTAATAATTTTTGTTGACTTTTTTGAAAAAGTCAAGTAAAAACTACTATTCTTTCATGTAGCTTCTCCTTTCCTCGCTCCATGAAGCCCCGGTCCCCCCGCCGGGGTTTCTTGTTTCTGGTTTAAAAAAAATAGAATTAAAAGACCCAGGCTATACTAATCCTAAAATTCCTAAACTCACAGCAACCAGTTGTCATGTGACTAGCATATGACATTTATGTCATATTGTGTCATAAATAACATACATGGAAGCGCAGAATCCAGGCGCGTGGCCGAAAAATTATTTATTATATTGATTATCCCATTTCGACCAGAAATAAAACAATACTGAATAAAACCACAGGCTTGGATGCAAAAGAGCCACTCTTATATTGATTATATTGATTATATACGCGAAATAATCAATAATTTTTTCCTTAATTATTTCAACTAGATAGAAAGTGCAAAATCGCAAAAATGCCCTCTATAGGGGAAATAAATGAGCAACTTTTTATTTTTGAAAAAAATAAATTTAACTTGAAATATTTCAAATATAAGCAATATAAGATATAAACAAATAAATACACAGGTTTATAATAAATAAAATAACAAATATAAAAAATATAATCAATACACAGCTAGCTGATAACCGCTAAATAAGCTAATTCAATAATTTTATTGAGAAAAAGAAAAGTTGCTCATTTATTTCCCCTATAGAGGGACGCTATTTTCTGTGGATTTGGGCAGAAAAAGCGAATAACAAAAAAATCCTGAAAATAAGCAATATAAGATATAAGTGATAAATATTATAGGGTTCAGTCGAAATTGCGTAATCAATATAATCAATATAATAAATAAAGGATAGAGAGTTCGTTTAATTCGTACTCTGGTCTGTGGCAAAAATTCCGGTTTCTTGCCAAAAATTGGCGCGTTTTGTAAGCGGGGTAATTCTCTACTTTAATCCAATGAGATAATTGACCGGCACCGGGTGCCCCCTTGCCCGCTCCGGCGCTCGGTGGCCGGACGGCAGGCTCGCAGGCTCGCCGCCGCCCGCCCCCTCGCACCTCCGCTAGTCCTTGCCGCCTTGCCCGCTCCGGCGCTCGGTGACCGGTCGGCAGGCTCGCTTCGCTCGCCGCCGCCCGCCCCCTCGCACCTCCGCTAGTCCTTGCCGCCTTGCCCGCTCCGGCGCTCGGTGACCGGTCGGCAGGCTCGCTTCGCTCGCCGCCGCCCGCCCCCTCGCACCTCCGCTAGTCC